AGCACTACCCGTAAATACTCTAAATGCTACGGCAGTTTGCTCTAATTGTGCTGCAGTTACTAATGCTGATTTACCAAAATTTACAATAGATGCAATACTGAGGGATACACCAATACCAGCTAAAACACCGTTGATTGACTTCCCTACACTATTCATACTTCCACTAATCTTACTTGAAGTGTTTTGTGTAACACTTCCTAATTGTGAAAGTTGAGATGATAATTGATTTAACTTAGTAGTCGCATCATTAACATCTGCACCAATCTTTATATAAAACTCATTAGTTTCTGCCATTACTCAATAGAATTAACCCACTTTTTAACTATTTCATCCGAAAGATACTCTTTTTCTTTTGATTTTTCTAAATCCTTGCCTATATTGTCCGTCCATAATGGTATAAGGTCTTTAGGTTGTTTTGCATCCTTTCCACCCATAGCTGCCAATGAAGCCCACATTATATTTCTTGTGATATCCCATTGCTCGGCTTTTCTAAATTCAAAGCCATGTTCGTAGTCAAGAAACTCCCCTAAAGTCATCCTTTTCCACTCCCATGGCTTCAAACCAGTCCTATAAATTCTTGTGAGCATATTGCCCCAAGTTATTACTACTTTTTTTTTGTGTTAGTAGCTTTTGGTGCATCTAAATCACTTGGCATCAAGTCTTTAGTAATCCACTCAACAACTGCAATAACCGTTGTTTGCATCAACCATTTTGTTGCAATCATTTTAGAACTCTTAATCTTAGCTACTAAAGATTCGGCTTCCTCATCGTGACCATTAATGTAAAGCCAATAGATATGACCACTTAGCATCATATCACGAGTTACCTCAATAAGTTTTGATGTGTCATTTTCAAAGTCATTCATGTTAATTAAGTCATTGAAGTCGCCTCCTAACTCTTTAACATAAACATCATTGATACTACCTAAAGAAAAGTCAAAGTTGATTTTTTTGCCTTCAAAAGTTATACTTCTCATGTTTTTGTGTTTGTGGGTTTAAAACAAAAAGGGTGAAGAACTAAATCCTCACCCCAAATGTAATCAATTATTTTTGATTATTAAGCAGCAGGTACTGCTCCTTTTGTTAATGCACCAGTTCCTTGCAATGTAATTTCTACGGTTGCAATCTCTTGGTCACCACCTTGAACTGGCTTAGAAGCTACATAAGCCTTTCCAGTAAGAGTAGTGTCACTCACTGCTGCAGTTCTAAAAGATACTGTTAATTCAGTTTGGTCTAACCATGCAGTCAATAACTCATCATAAGTGTAAGAAGTAGTTGGGTCTGCATAATCCAATTGAATTGTAGATGATAAAGACCAAGACTTACGACCTGGAATTTGTGTCATCCATGCTCCACTATCCTTGCTTGAAGTTTCAATCATTGAAGTGGATAAATCGATACTACAAGTAGTTTCGTTTGCTATTTTCTTTGTACCTACATAAATGCGTAAGTCTGTTCCGTTTACTAATGCCATTTTATTATTAATTTAATTGATTTAACAATTGACTAAAAATTATATTTTGTTCTACTTGCCATCCTGTTGGCAATTGTAATATTACGGAATTTGTTTCATATTCACAATTCATTACTTGCCAACCTTCAAGGTATTGACTAAATCCATAAGTATTATTAGATGTAATAATACGAGCAATGATAAGATTAGAAATATCATTTACTTCCTTCTTACCACCTTCGCTTGAATCATATCTTTGAATAACGCTTATTTCAATAGTAGAATCTCTTTGGAAAGTATCTTTACTTCTTTCACCTCTTGAGATTTGATTACCTAAAACAATAACGGGGTAAGATGCACCTTCGGGTACAATTTCATCATATACACCAATGGTGCTACCACCATAAGTAATACCACTTAATGCTTGGTAATATGCTTTCCGTAAATCAAATGCACTATCCCTATTTATCATTTTAGTATATTTTTCATTAATGTACTTGTTGTTCTATTTAACTTTCTTCTTGCAACAATGTAGTGATGTAAAAAGTATCTTCTTGGTCTTACTGCCAAACGAGGAGTTCCTCTTTTAAACTTTAAAGCTAAATCCGAAAATTCTCCATATTCAGCATTTAATCTAAATTGCTTACCCGTACCAAATTCTTGGAAAGGAGCATACTCGGCTTTAAAACCAATCTTTACAATTAAATTCCTATTCTTTAGTCTTTCCTCACGATATTGGCTTCTTCTCAACTCACCAGTAGCAACGGGAGCACTTGATCTTGACCTCATCTCTATGTAATCTGCTTCCTTTTGCACATTTTCATAAATCTTCTTGTCAATTCGTTCTTGTGCTCTATTGAGTTTATTTTGTAAAACTTTAAGACCTTCGAATGTAAGTTTAATCACTTCTTCTTGTTGCTTTAAAAGTAAGTTTAGTTTTTGTGAAGTCGGGATCAATTATATTGCTTAAAGCATAATCAACACCATTGACTTCTAAAATATCAGTCGTTCTTGGTACAAACGCATTTCGGTATCTCATTTCTCCTTCAAAGGATTGATTTACTCCAAACTTGGAACTTTCAATGTTTCTAATACCTCCGTAGTTACCATAGAACGAACTGGTTTCTGCAAAGTAAATATTCGTAGTATAACTCGAATAAGTTACTCCCGATAAACCACCTGCACCATCGGGAGTGCCCGATAGCTTGCGTTTAAATGTGCCTTTAATTCTATTAAGTCTATTATACATAAATAGGGCGATAATGTCTTATTCTATCCTTAATTGCCTTTAAAGCAAGTCTTTTATCTTCAACCTTGTTATCAAAATCTACTGCAATAATATCAAGAACTGCATTCTCAATATCTTTTGGTAAAGTAGAGAATCCACAAACATAAGTTACTTTAATGCCATCGGCACTATAAGCACTAATTTTTGTTTTCTCACCACTCAATTCGTAATCCTTATCAAGAACAAGATTTGTACCACTAAAATTAACTACCGAGGTAATTGATTGAATAGGTGCAAATGGTAACATAACCGTACCATTGATTTGTGTATAAGAAAGTCTTACCGTTTTAGTCTTTAATCCACATTCGGTAAATAACTCAACCTCACGAAAAGCCGAAGCCAATAGTGCATTAAGTTTATCATCTTGGTCGTTAAAATCAATGTTTAAGTGTTCCTTAACTTGTGCTAAAGTTATAGGAATAGGTAATGAATCTGATGTTACCACCAAATCCATACCTTGTGTCTTAACTGATTCTATTTCGTAAGCCATTATTTCTTCTTAAATACAGGTTTGTCAGCCTTATCCTTATCTGCCTTAATTGGAGCAGATTTCTCTAAAACTTCTACCAAATTCTTATTGTTTAAAACATCTGCACGAACATCTGAACACTCAAAAATATCGCCAACTTGTCTTAAATCATTAGTTTCCAAATCATGGAAAATAGATAACACTTTTACCTTAGCCATTGTAATTTATTTAGATTTTAAAAAATAAGCCTACTGTTCTCATGGGAAGTAGGCTTACATAATCAACACAAAACAAAAAAGATATATTATGCTACCACAAAAACACCTTTTCTCATTGCAGAACCGAAGTAGATTGGCAATGCAATTGACTCCTCAACACGAACAGTTACCAAGTTCTTAGTGAAGTTATCACCATCTTCGTAAGCAAATTCAGTCATGATGTTATCTTCGAACAACAATTCTGCTGCACGATTCATATCACCAACTAAGAAGCTATTAGCATCAATGATGTCAGTAGCAATTACTGGAACACCAGCGATAGATAAGTTACCACTTGCAACCAATGAAGGGAAAGAGTAACCTGCACCTGACTCCTTGTTGATCAACAACTCCATGAAGTCAATTGGGTTAACCAAAACAACATTTGGAGTGAAACGAGCAGCTTTCAATTGTGCAATAGCGTTAGCTAACTTATCCCAACGGTTAGAACCTGTTGTTACTGAACCTGATGGAGTGTAAGAAGTAGCTGACTCCCAAAGACCTACGAAATCAGAAGTTCCAGCAGTGTCTAACAAGTTAGTATCTTCAACGATTAACAAATCTTGTACCATTTGAGTAGATACGAAGTTTTGCAACCAAGATAAACGCTGTAACATTTGCTTAGAGATCTTAGCGTAAGCAGCGATTGTCTTAGGAGTTACCTCAGTGATTGTGAAATCGTAATCTACTTGAGCCTTAGAAGCACCTTCAGTTTGGATTGCAGGAGCACCTTCGCCACCCGACTTCTTAGCAAACTTGAATACACCGTTTTGCTCAATTGTAGAAGAACGCATCAAATCACGCAAGTGAATTTGGCGGAATGGATCTGTCAAGATAGTGTTTGACAAACCAGCAATCTTAGAAGCCCAATCAGAACCAATGTTTGCAGGCAAAGTCATTGTACCTACTGCCTTCATGTTCAATCCGAAAGCTGCATCACGACGAGCACCTAAAGCCTTAAATTTATCAGCGTTAGCTTCGAAAGCCTTAGCCATGAAGTTCTCAGGTTGAGAAGCTACATTCTTTTGGTTAGAATCCAAGATAGCATCAGCCAATCCTTTCTCTACCAAACCTAATTTCTCCTCTAAAGAAGCAAATTTCTCACCTGCGTTCTTTACTTGGTTAGTCAAATCGTCAATGTTCAAACCTTCGATTTCACGACTAACACCTTTTTGAATCATTTCGTTAAGGTCGCCTTTTACTTCCTCAACTAACTTTTTAATGTCCTCCATTATTTAAATGAGTTTTTTAATTGTTTAATAAAATACTTCTTTTGCTCCTCAATAAACAATTGCTCATCAATTGCATCAACAACCTCATCAGTGCTTTCTTCAGCGACTAATTCGCCCTTATTGATTAATTGGGCAATTTGTGTTTTGATAAAATTATACTCAATTTCAATTAGTTGCATTGTTTCGTCAGAAACAGTACCACTCTTTAATTGCTTATAAAGTTTATCAAATCTATCTACAAGTTGCGAATTATCCAAATTTTTAAGTCCTAAGAATGGAGTTTCTGGATTTGCTCCCCAAAGTACACTACTAAATTCGAATAATTTTACCTCTTGAATCTCATAATAACCCTTATCGCCATTAGCAGATTTTTCGTTATCAGATTCTTTGATTTTATCCTCCGACCACTTTAGTGCCTCTAATCCACCCCATAAAAGGTATGAAATAGTTCCACAAGCAGTTTCATCATCTGGATTGTAATATGTCTTTGCTCTTGATAAGTAAGAGTACATTCTCTTTACCGTATCCATAGAGATATTCTCTTTGTTAGCAAGTTGTTGTGCTCTTTGCTTTCCTACATCGGTTGCACACTTGTTGCCATTCTCCTCATTTAAACGAATACCTCTTTTTGCATTATCGGAAACCGAATTAGGGTAATCGTTAAATGACTTGCTTACTCTATTCTCTTTGATTGTAGAGAATCCGATAGAATGCTCATTGATCAACCCTTCTTCGTATAACTTTAAAACATCGTTACCAATAGTAGTTGATACAATAGGAGCTTCAAAATAAAGACCATAAGAATCTTCTTTTAAAACAACTGGCTTACCTAACGGATTCTCCGTTTTATGGTTATGTAAGAACCAAATACTATTATTACCTTCAACACCTCTTTCTTTGAGAGTTTTCTTGAAAGCACCCTGCACAATCATATCGTTATGCAAGTCTATGTTACCAAACTTAGATGCGTAACCCGTAATGATGCGTTTCTTTACATCTACATCGGTTACACTACCATCGGACTTTATTTTATAATCTCTCATATCTAATTCAATATTCGCAAATATAACAAAAATAAATTACTACCAAACTATACAAACATTATCCCACATCGGCAATTAACCAATTCGGATACGGGAGCACTATTGTCGCCAGGGGCATTCATGGGGAATCCACCTACAATAAACTTTTCAGATAAGCCAATAGGAGGATAATTAGCCATAGCATTATGCGTTGCTCTTTCTTTTCCATCTAATGTAACTATCCATTTTTTCTTAATTTCTTTTTTCTCCAACTTAGCCCACTCTAAACTTGCAAGATTCATAATCTTTGTAGTTTCGGTTCTTGCAATTGTTTGTGCACGAATAATATTCTTTTGAGTTAAATATAATCCGAGTAAAGTAATTATCGCCGTTGTCGGAATACCTTGACTAACCTTATCCTCCACAAATCGCTTTATATCGTTTTTTATTGTACGAATTATACCAAGTATCACAATGAACTCAACGAGGTTATTAAATAGTAAAAGAACGGCTAAATTCCATGCGTTATTAAACTCATCATCTTCGGCTTTTTTGTTTGTTCCATTAAGGAACTCATTTTGCTTTCTTCCGAACTTATAATAAGCATCTTTAAGTATCTCCATCATCCACTTATCACTAAAGTGAGAAGTAATATGGAATGTACTCGGATTCCTTCCTTGTAGGCTTTGAATATAAGCCTTTGTTTCAATATTTAATTTAGTTTGCAAGAAAGCATAAAAACCTCTTTCGTTTATATCATGCCTTCGTGTCCATGCTCGGATGTATTGTTCTTCGGTCATCGTTTGTTTCTAAATATGCGTTCAACCTTTTTGCGTTCAATTCTTTTATGCTCAGGTTCATAAGTAATCATGAACCCAAGCAAGAAAGAACCTACTACACTAACTATTAAAATAATTGAAGTTATGTAATCCATATTAATCTTCATCTATAATTGGCGAACCAATTGTGTTAGGGTCAATATTCAAGCTACCAATCGGCACTTGATTTGATTTAATATACACATTTTGCATAATTGGGTCATTAGTTGGCTCAAAGTCCATAAACACCCTTTTCTCATCTTGTGTAAGCACACCATCAAGTTTTTCCAAGATTGTCGCTGCATCCAAGAAGTTTTGCTTCATTTCAGGGTAAGCATCAACATCAAAACGAAGAATATATTGAGATGGGTTAATGTTCATTGTTGGAGCAAGCCAAGCAAGCATTTTTTCTAACACCTTTGATTGCAATGGAATAACGCAGTTGATAATCATTCTACGGATAAAGTGAGCCAAGTTGCTTTCCGTTAAGTTATCCGAGTTTAAAAGCACATAAGGATAGTGCCATAAACGGCAAAGTTGCTCGGTAGATAACTTACTCATTTGACGAAGGTCTAAGTCAATGTTGCTTGTTGATAGCTTCAAGTAACCCATCTTCGTATTTGAGAAAGCAATACGACCTTGGTTAGCCGAATTATAAACTTTGTCATAAACTCGGTCTTGCAAGTCTTGGTAACCACTTCCGCTAATGTCTTGTACATTCGGGTCATCGGTATATAGCATACCAACGGCACCACGAGTTTCATAATTCTCAATTGCTACTTCTTCTCCACTATTTGCCTTTTGTAATACACGAGAACCTGCTTGTAAAGGAGAGAATCCACGAGGAATACTCAAGAAGTTGGTTTCGTTAGGATTAAATGAACGGAATGATAAGAAATACTTAGGGTCAATGTTTTTAACATTTAATGAAAAAATATTGTACCCAACAATCTTACGGAATCCATCGGTAACGATTTGGTAGTCGTTAGCAGCGATAACATGAAGTCTTGCAATTCTACCCTTTTTAATTGGGTCCTCCTCGGCATACACACCTACATCACCTAAAAGCAAGTACCATGAGAAAATAGCCTCAAAGAACTCCTTTGTTGTTTGGTAATTGTTAGGTTGTCTTAATAATGCCAAAATTGGATGTTCTTCCAATTCTTTTAAGTTATTTCTCTTAATGCCATTAGCTTCCAAGATACTTCTATCATTTGGTCGCATCATTAAGGATTTATATCTCTCGGCTTTCTTTACATCAACCTTATTAGCTTGATATAATTCTAACGGAACTTCAACGGCACGAGATGCAATATCACTAATGATTGCATACACATCCACATTCTTTTCGTATCCATTTTGAATCGCATCACGATAGTCAGCGTTGTACAAAGAATAGGTTTGCCCACCCATGAAGATTTGTTGTTGCTTCATTTGTTGAGCATTAATGTTAATGGCTTTTTTGCCAGTAAAAAAATCAAGTAATCCCATTGTTTAAAAAATTAAAAGTTTCTTTTTAGAATACTTCGTATAAATCGCATATCGAATAGCATCAAGTGCGTGGTTAAAGTCATCTATCGGTTTATTAATTGGTTTACCACCAACTGTTAGCCATTGATAATTATCTACTTCTTTCTTGATATTCTTTGACCTACGAGTGTAATACACCTCATACTCTCGCAATTTACTAATACCAGCATTAACGGAATCGTTCCCTTTAACTGCTTTAAGAACTTTGACCCCAGCTCTCCTCAATTCCTCAATTGATTTTGGATCGGCACTATCGGCATAAATCTCCCCATACTTATCGGGGTACATCTCAATCCTTTTGACCAAATCGGAATTAGTTAATCCTTTATCGTAAATTACTTCGTCAAGGTACAACTTATTACCAATTTTAGCAATTCTTATCAAAGCAGTCGGGTCATTAGAGAATCCAAAGTCAAGTCCACTAAAGATAACCTCGGCGTCCTTCGGAAAGAACTCACATACTTGCCAATCGTGATAAATCAAAGATTCACTACTTGGTTTAGGGTTTTGCTGATAAAGTGATTCAAAAGTAAAAGGTTCATTCTTTTTAACCCTTAATAGCTTCTCGGCACTATGTTTTGCCTCCCATAAAGCCTCACCTTCTTTTCTTGGGTCGTAATCATTCTCGGCTCTTTCTCTAAGAGCTGGAAACTCAATAATTGTCCAATCATCATCCCTTTCAAGCAAACGACCTGCCAAGTCATCATCATACCACCGAGTTTGAATAATAATTTGTGCAGAATCGTTATGCAAGCGAGTTTCGAACACATCGGTGTACCAATTCCACAATTGCTCCTTGATAATGTTAGATTGAGCCTCTTGTCGGTCTTTTAAGGGGTCGTCAATGATTCCAAGATCAACGGCAGTTCCAGTTAGTGAACCACCACGACCAACGGCTTTTAAATAGCCTCCACTACCAACAACTTGGAAGAACTCGGCAGTTCGAATAGCTTCTCCCTTCTTTTCACTAATGCGTGTATCGGGGAAAAGTATCTTATACTCATCACTTGTAATCCTTCGTTGTATCTCGGCACTAAATTGTTCGGCAAGGGTTGCGTTATAAGATGCAAGAGCAATCTTTAAGTTAGGCTTCTTACCAAGTGCATAAGTTGGGAAACTACGAGTAGATAATTCGGACTTTCCGTGTTGAGGAGGCACAAATATCATTAGCTTCTTTATCTCACCATTAAGCACCTTATCCAAATGGTCGCATATAACCTTATGAAACCATTGCATATCATAGTCAGGCTTGATGTACTTAACAAAGTTATCAAACGACCTCCTCGAAATCTCTCTCCTCAATATCTCTATTTCGTAATTCTGAAAGTCTTTGTCTAATTTCTTCATCGCTTAATTGTCTTGGGTCTATAATATCTTCTCTAACTACCTTTTCCATTTGAATAGCTTGTAATGCCTTTCCATGCTGAAACTCCAACATAAATTGGGTATTCTTCATTTCGCCATTCTTAATATCACCTAAGATGGCATTAGCTACTACGGCAATGAAACCAGGGGTCTGAGAATCGGTTGCTACTCTTTTAATTTCACTAACGGTCATTGATTGCACCAAAGCAGTAACACTCATTACATCATGTCTACTAAGTTTGACATCAAGAATATCACCAGCTTCCTCAATGACTTTTCTAATCATACTCTTTGGTCTACCATTAGGATTACGAACCTCACCCTTTTGAATAGGCTTTAAGTTCTTAATGCTATTTGGATGAGCCACTCTCTTTTTTTCTTCACTCATAAGTGTAGTTGTTTAATCGTTTCAAAATGGGTTTATATTTTTTTTATGTGGAATTGATTTTTACTTTCTTTTTTAAAATTGGCTAACCGAAAATATATTACACTATATCATTACACTAATAGTATACTAAAGAGTATAATAATATAATATATATCTTTTCTTATTTAGAACGAATCTAAATAACACTTAACTCCTTAATAACCAAGACTTTATCCATGAGTTTAACCCGATTTTTGCCTTATTTAGACTAAATCTTAATAATGTTTACACCACAAACATAATACTTCTTATTTATAATCAATCTAAACTCTTTGTTTTTCTCCATTTTTTATCACGAGTGTTTACATCTATTACCCAAAAAGTTTTAGGTTTTTTTTGTTGGGTACCCCGACTAATTTCAGGCACCCCCTTTTGCTCCCCATGTTTTTGGATCACACCCTCTTTTGCCCAAATACACCCCATAAACACACAATAACACACCTTGTAACGGTGGAACAATGTAGGTAACAATAGGGC